ACATAGCAGAAGAAAAATTTCAAAGAGGTAGATTAACTGGACAACAAGTAGAAAACGTAATGGCAGATATAAGAAATAAAGAAATTATAAATCCATTACAACAAGACCAGATAAGGTCACAATTACAAACATTATCACAAAATAGAAAATACACACAATTATTGTCAGACCAAAAAATAGGACTTAATAAATTATTAAGCCAAACAATGGAACAAGCAATAAGATTAAAAGGAAATCAATTTGAGTTAGACAAATTAAGTAATGAATTATCAAATACATTAAAAAAACGAATGATTCAAGCAGGATATAAACCAGAACAATTTAGTACAAACGAAATTACAGACTTATTAAAAATATTATACTAATGAAAATATTTTGTATATATTACAGAGGAATGGTAATAATAAAAAACCAAACATTAGAGAGAGCATTAGAACTATTAGAGCGTTCAAGCGCCTTAACAATAGGAATACAAATAAATAACAATTAAAAAACCAAAAAATGAAAAGAGGTTATAAAGGCCGTCGTTCGTACGGCAGAAAAAAAGGTGGCTATAGGTCATCAAAAGTAAAAAGAACATATTATGTATCACGTGGCGGAATTCGCCTTTAAAACAAACAAAAAATGGCACAAAACCTTTTTAACAGCATTCAGCTGAACAAACCAAAAAAAAACGTCTTCGATTTAACGCATGACGTAAAGTTATCTACAAATATGGGACAATTAACCCCCATATTAACATTAGAATGTGTCCCAGGAGACAAATTTGACTTATCATGTGAAAGCCTTATTAGGTTTGCACCAATGATAGCACCAGTAATGCACAGAATGGACGTAACAATGCATTATTTCTTTGTACCTAACAGAATATTATGGAGTAACTGGGAAAAGTTCATTACAGAACACAATAGCGAACACGTAGCACCTTATATGGCATACACAAATGGTGACTATACAGCTATGCAAAAAAAATTCATGGATTATATTGGAATTCCACCTGTACCAGTTGGTGGAGTAAGTACAAATGTAAGTGCATTACCAATGGCAGCTTACCAATGTATATATAATGAATATTATAGAGACCAAAATTTACAAGCACCAGTAGATTTTAAATTAACTGATGGCAATAATAATACAGATGCCGGAGATAGAGAAAGATTAACTACATTAAGACAAAGAGCATGGGAACATGATTATTTTACAGCATCATTACCTTTTGCACAAAAAGGTGCAGCAGTAGATATACCATTAGGACAAATTAGTGGAGATACAAGAGTAACATGGAATTCTGATGAAACAACATATGATAGAGCAGCAGGAGACGTAGGTGGTACAGGTGCAGGATATAAATTTATTGGTAATACATTACCAGAAAATGGAACTTGGCCTACAACAAGTGCATTAATAGCAAAAACTAGTGAAACATCAGTAGATCCATCAACAATTAATGACTTACGTAGAGCATTTAAATTACAAGAATGGTTAGAAAAAAATGCTAGAGGCGGTACAAGATATATTGAAAATATTCTTACACATTTTGGTGTAAGAAGTTCAGACAAAAGATTACAAAGACCAGAATATATCACTGGAGTCAAAAGTCCAGTAGTAGTATCAGAAGTATTAAATACAACAGGACAAGATGGAGGATTACCACAGGGTAATATGGCTGGACATGGAATAAGTGTAACAAGTGGAAAAAGTGGTTCATATTATTGTGAAGAACATGGTTACATTATCGGAATTATGTCCGTAATGCCAAAAACAGCATACCAACAAGGTATACCACGTACATTTTTAAAAACAGATTCATTAGATTATTTCTGGCCAACATTCGCAAATATTGGAGAACAAGAAGTAGCAAAACAAGAATTATATGCATACACTGCAAACGCAAATGATACATTTGGATATGTACCACGTTATGCAGAATATAAATACATGCCATCAAGGGTAGCCGGAGAATTTAGAACATCATTAAATTATTGGCATTTAGGACGCATATTTGCAACAGAACCAAGTCTTAATAGTGACTTCATAGAATGTGATCCAACAAAACGCATATTTGCTGTAGAAGACCCAGAAACAGATGTATTATACTGTCATGTACTAAATAAAATTAAAGCAGTACGACCAATGCCTAAATATGGTACACCAATGGGATTATAATGTCAACAAAATGTATAACACCTTATCATGTACAAGACAAGTTCACTGGAAACTACATACCAGTGCCATGCAGTAAATGTCCCCCATGTATGAAAAGGAGGACAAGTGGATGGAGTTATAGATTGATAAAAGAGGGCGAACGTTCTAGTAGTGCATTATTCGTTACATTAACATACAATACTGAATATGTTCCAATAACAGAAAAAGGATATATGAATTTAGATAAAACTGATATACAAAAATTCTTTAAAAGATTACGGAAACTATCCAAAACAAAGATTAAATATTATGTATGTGGAGAATATGGTATTAAAAAGATGCGCCCTCATTATCATATTATATTATTCAATGCAAACAAAGAACATATACAAAAAGCATGGATATTAAATAACAAACCATTAGGAACTATGCATATAGGACAAGTAAACGAAGCAACTATAGGATATACATTAAAATACATGACAAAAAAGGGCAAAATACCATTACACTATAACGATGATAGACAAAAAGAATTCAGTTTAATGTCAAAAAGACTAGGAGATAATTATATAACAAAGAAAATGATAGATTGGCACAAAAAAGATTTAGAAAAACGTATGTATGTTAACATACCAGATAACAAAAAAATAGCAATGCCAAGATATTATAAAGATAAAATATATTCAGATTTAGAAAAAGATAAAATAGCTATGTATTTAAAAGACATAGCAGAAAAAGAGACAGAAAAATTACAAACTGAATTAGGAGAAACATACGAAAAAGTAATGGTTGAAAGACATATAAACCAATTCAAGAAAATGTATAAAAATGCCGAAATCGGCAGACAATATGAATAAATCAAACTTAAAAAAGTACATTATGCAAAAAGTTAAAAATTCGTTAAATTACGATTATAAAGAACAACAAGGAGAAGTAAACACATTACCTTCAATGACAATTCCAGACCAAACAATGTCAATACGTACAATAGTAGATAGATATACAAGAGGATTGCCTATTACAGGATTCACACCAATATATGAAGGCGAAGACTTCTATATGCCAGATCCAAAAACTTTAGATTTAGTAGATAGAGCAGAATTACTAGAATCAGCAAAACAAGAAGTGGAGAGCCTTAAGTCTCGCCAATGGAAAGAAACACAAGATGTTGAAAACACTGTGGAAAACTTAAAAACAGACGTTGAAAAGACACCAATTTAACATTGGTGTCGCTTTCAGCGTAAGACAAGCGCAGCGCGTCAGAAACAAAAAGCACTAATATTCCTTGATATATTAATATATTAGTGCTAATTGACACTAAAACAAAAAAAGAGCTATATTTGAAAAAAAAGGGAACGTAGTGGACGCAAAAAAAAAATAAAAGCGATTAATAAAAAAAATGTCAATTAAACACAAAAAAAACAAAAAATATGCCAATACCATTAGCATTAGCAGCAGCAGCAATACCAGCAATAACAGACCTGGTAAATAGCGGTAGTACATTATATACTAACGCACAAAACAGACAATTCAGTCAACAAATGTATGACAGACAAAGAGCAGACGCATTAACAGATTGGGATAAACAAAACAAGTATAATAGTCCAAGTCAACAAATGCAGAGATACAAAGAAGCGGGATTAAACCCAAACCTTATATATGGGCAGATGTCTAATTCAGCAGCAATTAGAAGTACCGATATGAAACACCCCGAGTTCGTAGCACCCAAACTACAAAATACTGGACAAGTCATGAATAATTACATAGATTTAAAATTAAAAGAACAACAATTATCAAATGATAAACAATCTGGAGAATTATTAAGACAACAAACAGAAGGTAAAAAGTTAGAAAACCAAAATTTAGTTGATCAATCACCTTACATAGCAGAAGAAAAATTTCAAAGAGGTAGATTAACTGGACAACAAGTAGAAAA